AATGGTATCATGTTCAAAAATTGGTTTCGGATGTCATGGTCGTGGCAATATTATAACAAGAGTTAGATAAACCTTAAGAATTTAATAAACATGAGAAGTTTAATCTTAATGCTGATATTTACAGCAACATTTATGGGTATGTTTTTCTTAATGTCCTTAATAGGACTATTATGGTATGATAGCTATTATTCTATTGTATCAAACCATTCATGGTTTATGATGTATAGTATATTCTTTGGATGGTGGTTAGCAATGTTTCCTACAAGGGAATACTATATGCATCATGAGAATTATTTTTCTGAATATTTATAAACTAACATTGTGTGTGAAGCCTGGAGATTATATCAAAGGGCTCACATACATATAAAACTTAATCAAATGAGTAGAGCAAATATGAATGCTAAAGAAGAGTTTTTATCTTCTATTAGTACAAGACCGGTAAAATGTGCTGAAGTAGTGTACACAGCATGTAGTTTATGGGCTATGAATGAAGAAGATGGTCCACCACCTAAGAAACTAATTCTTAAGGTAGGATATAATGAAACTGCTTGGGAAGAGTTTCTTAAAGAGCTTGACTTTGAATATGATGCAGGGTATGGTGGTCAAGAATTGTTCGGTACTATATGGTTCAGTGCCAGTGATGAATGGATGGTTAGAAGAGAATATGATGGTTCAGAATGGTGGGAACTATATTGTAAACCACGAATAACTGATGAATTTTATTAAAAATACAAGGCAGATAGTTACTGCCTAGTGTGCCTTACACGATAGAAACAGAGTGACATCTGTATATGGTTTGCTGATATGACAATGTTATATCCAGGATGGCATCCTGACTGCAGAGGTAAAATGTCTACCTAACTCACCTAGAAAATATAGCAAGAGAGCACTGAGTGTTCTTGTGAGGACAGCCACGGCACCTATAAGTTGGGAAGAACAGGGTGTATCTTTTATTCACACACATTAAAAAATTAAAATGGAAAATAAACCATCAAAATCAGGACTATTTGTTTTACTAGCAATGTTGCTAGGTTTGGCTTTTGTTTTTTACTATTTAAATAACAAGAAATCAAACAAAAAGAATCATAGACTACACCAATATGATTACATAATGGAAGTTAATGGAGATAGCATTCCAACTTATAACATCTATGATCAATATCACAATATGATAGCCAAAGAAATATTGGCTTCACAATTAGACAGTGTAATTATATCTGATAACGAATAAATTTATACAAATGGAAAATGTAATTCTAACTCCTGTACAACAGGAATACACAGATTTTATGAATCTGCCAATGGGTGTTTATAAGAACATCCAATATTACAATCAAATTTCTGGAAGAAGTTTCTTTGAATCTAACCTTTGCAAAAAGGAAGGCTGTACGTATTATAGTCATGTAGTATTTAGAATTAAGAAATCTAAAAATGGTTACTATCGTCAAAATGTAACTAAAAATGGTTTCACTCTTAACGAAAAGGGTAAGTTAAGTATTTGGTATAATAAAAACATCTTTGAAATACCTGGTATATCTGGTGTATTTGCACATCTTAAAATGAACTGGCTTAGTGAAAAGGTTATGCCTTATGTTACTAAAACCATAGCAGAAAAAATGATTGCTGGTAAAATAACCAACAATGTAGATATTGTTAAGGCTTATATAAAGGTGATGAGATTACAATGTAGTCCAAGACTTTTGTTTCATGTAATTAAAACCAATATGTACAATAAGCCACATCTATTACAGATGATGAGTGTTGCTAAAGACCAAGATCATTTTCTACAGAAATGTTTAGATGATGTCAACCATAAAGATGAGGATGGGTATAGAGCTGAATTTCATGGTATTAATGATTTAGTTAAGCAAGCACAAATTCTTGGAAGATCTGTAGACTACACTTGGTCTATTAATAGAATGAAAGAAGAGCATGCTCAATGGACTAAGGAAATTATGGAGATAGAAATTAAAGATATGCAAGATGTTACAGCAACTTGTGTTCTTCCATATCTTAAGTTTACATATCCAGGATTTAAACTTTTAACTACCAAGAAAGAAATATTTGCAGAAGGTAAAGAGATGAGACATTGTGTATACACTAACTATTGGAGTAGTGTAAACAATGGTCATTATCTTGTATACCAAGTAGATTTCTTTGGTGAAAGGGCTACGCTTGGTCTTAATCTATACGAAGGTAAACTAACATATAACCAATGTTATAGAGAAAGTAATAAAGTAGTTAGTGATGGTTTAAGAAACAACATAACCATATTCATAAAAGAATTAAACAATTGGTCTAAACAAAACAATATTTTTAAACAAGAAAACCTACAATTTAACAATGGCAATTAATCTATCAAAAAATGACGTAAAGTCAAAAGATGTACATCCTAATGTACAAGTTCTTATTAAGAACAATGAACTATTTCCTCCAGCAGAGGAATTAGATTTAACAACAGGTAATGGTATGTGGACAATCAAAGGCTATAAAATATGGGCCAAAGATTATTTAACAGCTTGTCAGCATTTAGAAATGATTGAAAAATTTTAATTCACACATAAAAAAACAAAATGAAAGAAGTACTAATTACATTAGCAAGTTTAATGTCAGAAGAAGATGTATTAACACGTCTTAAAGAAGCAATTTCAGAATTTGAAGAAGCAAAGCTTCTTGGTGATGAAGAAAAGATAGATAGGTATAAACACCATCTTATGCTTTCTTGTCATCTTGTTACAATGAATCATGTTACTAGAGAAGATGGTACACTTGAAACAATTGAAAGAGTTAAGAAGCTAGAAGCCAGTATTAACTTGTTTAAAGACAAACAAAACTAAAATGAAACCGATCATGGAATTAATTAAAAAATTAATTTTTGGTACTAGACGTGAGCCAGTGGATGTAATATCCACTGGTTTACGTACTATTGAACCAGAAAATCAACCATCATTCGAAGAATGGTGTAAAGAATTCAAAGTAGGCATGCTCCACGATAGAAAAACAATTCACATTAATTAAACCTTTAAATTCAGTAAAATGAAAAAAACAAAAAAATCAGTGGTTAACAACTTGTATAAAGATGCACTGAAGAACATGAAATGGTTATCTACAACAAGTACTATAAAATTTAACTATTTAGCTGGTATTAACAGACCTATTAATCCAGGACAAGTTAGTAAACTAGCAAAGTCATTAGAAAAAATGGGTTCTTTAAGACCTGTTGTAATCGGAGAAGTTTCTTTTATTACAGGAAAAGTTGACAAGTATATTATAGATGGTCAACATAGTTTCAATGCTCACATGAGATTGGGCTGGGAAATTCCTTATGTTATTATTCAAGTAGATAGTAAACATGATCTTGTAGAAAAGATAGCATTACTTAATGCTAGTTCTAAAACATGGACTATGCAAGATTATATCATGGCTTGGTCTAGTTTAAAACCTGATTATGTAAAACTTAATCATTACTTTCAAGTTTATGATTTAGAAATTACAGAGTTAGCATCTGTATTAATGGGTAATTCAAAAGCAGGAGCAAATGTTACAAAAGCTATTAAGTCTGGAGAATTTACTATTATGAATGAAGAAAAGAATGTAAACATACTAAACCATGTTACAGATATGCTTAAAATTATTCCACGTATGAATAGATTTGAAAATAAATACACAGTAAAAGAATATGTTAAGTTCTTAAGATCTACTTCTAAATATGATCATAAAGAATTTTTAGCAAAGCTTCAAAAAAACAAAGAGAAGTTTATTCTTGCTACACAAGAAGAGGGTAAACTATCTGAGTTATTTGAAAAACTTGCTTAAGAAGGTGAGGCTAACATCTAGTTAGCACCTACATTTGTTTGTAGGATTTAGGGGCACATCCTTGCCCTAACCTAGTGGACTCAGGATACTGATCAACCAGGGATGTGTGTGTAGACAAGAATCTATACTAATCAGGGATGAAAACATAACCTGTAGTGGTTAGTAACCAAAACCCCCAATGTTGGGCCGGCCTTTTGGCCATACACTACCTTATGTAGAGTTATTGCAACTGCTACAAAGACTAGTCTACTGACGTCATACAGGGTGGGTTAAGCCCTGTTTTGTTAATCTTTTAATTAAACAAATATGATAAAAGAAATCTTGAATTTCAAACATGAATCTGACAACATTCCTACAGCGTTAGGATTATCAGAAAGTATTGACAATAGATGCAGAGAAATTATACACTTTGCTGCATTTACTAGCTATTTTATTAAGAATGACTTCTTTGATGATGGTAATGAAACTCCAAGTAATTTAACTACCATCACAGGTGTATTAGAAAAAGCATTGAACATTTGTAAAACTAAAGAAGAAGAATTGTATACAATATTTGTATTTAGAAATGTTCATGATCATTGTTCACAAGCTATTGGTGCTTACAAAACATTTGAAGAAGAAACAGATGTTAAAGAAAGAAAGAAAATGGAGATGTTAATGCATCTTGTAGAACTTAAAGCTCTTTCCGATGATGATGATGAGAGAGATTCTTTAATTACACCAAAAGATATGTTTAAAAAAATTAAAGTTGCTAAAGAAAACATGTATAATTTTGAGAACTATTATAGTGTAATTATCAATGAGCCAAAGAATTAAATTAGGGTTTGGACAAGTGAGTAATACAGTGCTTAGAGATCCTGAATATAGTTTAGGTGAAAAAGCACTGTATTCTTATCTTTGTACATATGCCCATGCAACTACAGATGAACTATTTGTTAGTGTAAATAGAATAGCAGCAGAACTAGGAATAGGACAGTCTACAGTGAAGAGACATTTGTTTACATTAGAAAACAAAGGAGTGATTGGTAGAATAAAACGTGGAAATGGTATGAGTAGTATTACAAAGTTATTAAAATAATTGTCTGATCTAGGGAGCCATAGGAGTATAGAAGTGAGATCTAAGCATGTACGGTGAACACAGTAGTATCAACCCGCATGACGTATAGGGCCTGGGAACTGAGAATATGTAAGTAATTATGAGATCAACAGTATCTCTAAATTAGAAACTGTGTCCCTTGGATAGGCAAAATGTATGATATAACCATCATTAATGACACATTATGCCCTTAATGTTGGTTATATTGTGCAAAAACAGCATTATTGTAGATAATAAACAAAAAATTTATGAATAGTATAGAATGGTTAGCTTCTCAATTGGGAGAACATATTATTTGGGAAGAAAAAATTATAAATTTAGTAGAACAAGCCAAACTCTTACACAAGCAAGAGATTGTAAAAGCATTTGATGATGCTCAAATGTTAGATTCACAACTTTTCCAACAAGAAATATCAGATGAAGAAATAGAGAAAGCAGCAAGAGATTATGATAACAGTGTTATTTATGGACCACCATTACTGCATTTTGAACAAGGTGCATTTTGGTATAGAGAACAAATCAGTTTAAAAGCTGACAAAAAATAAAAATTGTAAAGCTATAGACTGACAAATGAAACAAATAATTATTGTAATAATCATATGGGAAACAGTTAAATGGTTAGTAAGAAAACTTTGGGATAAAATAGTAAACGAATGAAACTACAATACAAATTACTAATAGTTTTTGTTACAGCATTAGCACTAGAACTTAACAGCATAGCTGGGTTTTACTATCTTATGCATAAGAATTGGATAGGTATGTTTCTAATGGCATTTGTTAATCCATTACTAACTTTACCAATGAACCATTTTAATATAGAATCTAAAACATTTAAAGATAGATTATACATAGCTTTAGCCTTTGCATTAGGTTTTGGTGTAGGTGTAATAACTATTAGACCATTTATAATATAAAACTTATGATAGAATTTCTACAATGGTTAGAAGATAACCAATGGCACAGATATAAAGATGGTACATGGTACACAACACAAGAACGTCCTTATGTTAAAGGATCTTCTAGAAAGTATTACACTAAACAAGAGTTAATAGAAAAATTTAAATCATGACAGCAAAGGAAGAAGCACAAAACTTATATAAAAAATTTATGCATATTCTACCTTTAGAAGTGGATAAAAGAGAAATTCAAGAATGTGCATTGGTTGTAGTAAATGTAATACTATCAAGATGTATAGATGAGGAAGAACAGTATAGAGCATATAAATATTGGGAAGAAATAAAACAAGAAATAGAAAAATTATAAACTATGGCAACAATGATAGACCCACCATCAGGATGGAAGTATAGTTTTCCTAAAGAAATACCAAAAGATAGAATGCAAGACTATACCACTTGGCTTGTAGAACAGGGTTATCCACAAGAAGAAATAGATGCTTTAGGTAAGTATTTCTACTGCAGATTTTGGGAACAACCAGATCAAAAAAGTCAAGTTTTTGACACATAAAACTTGACAAAAATGTGTTATAAAAAGTACAAAAACTGCAATTTTTATGTCTTATATAACACGTTACTATTAAATAAAGTTTTATATTTGCTTTAGTTAAGTAGCTCCAACATTTAGAGCCCCATCATTGTAGGTGGGAGGTTATGGGTGAAAATCCCATCTTGACTAATTTTAAACTTTATGTTATGGTAGAATGTATCTGTATTAATGACAAGAACAGACCTAAAGAAATTCCTGCTAACAAATGGGTCAAACAAGGTGAGCCTTACACAGTGATTTACACTGTCACTGTATTACCACAGAAGCAATTAGCATTTCATTTAGCAGAAATAGACTTAGACGAGTCTAATCTTCCCTATGAATACTTCTTGGCAAACAGATTTGCATTTACAGAAGAGAATTTATTAAAACTAATAGAACTTATTAAAGACTGCAATGATACAGACTTTAGTATGGACGAATTGTTAAAACAAACAGAATTAGAACAAGCTTAATCATTTAAAACCAAATTAAAATGAAAATTTACAGAGTAATGAACACCTTTCCAGGTGAAGAAAACGGAAGACATGAATATGATATTCGTGTACAAGAAACTAACAGAGGTACCAAGTATTCTCTTGTTAGATCTCAAGCAGGCCATTGGTCAGATTGTGTTAAAGGACATACAGTGTGTGCTGTAATAGATGATGGTGATGGATTCAAATTATCTAAGCATGTAACCAGATATATGGATTATGCTATAATGGCTGAGATATTTATTCTAATGTCATTTATTAACAAAGAAACTTTTCCAAATTCTTTGTTCATGGGAACTATTGAAGAAATAAACTTAATAACTGAAATATGATGGACGAAAAAGTAATGGAAACATACATAGATCATATAAAAAAGTATGTTTCTCAAACAGGTGGGTTATTTCCTCACGTAACAGTGTTTGCTAACAGTATAGAAAAAGAAGAAGAAAAAGAAACTAATCTATCTATTATACACATACCTGTACCAGATGAATTTATGTCTGATAGTGGTAAAGATACATTTGTAGATGAAGTGATGCCAGAAGTGTACAAAGAAATTAAAAAGAAGTTTGTTCCTTTTGGTATAGCATGGGCTTCAGAAGCTTGGCTTAGAGAAGCTGATCCTAATTTTGATGTAACTAAAGAAAATTGGAAAAAACTTCCTATAAGAAAAGAAGTTGTGTTTATAACTATAGAAGATGAAAACTTATGTAAGACACAAGTGTATGAACTTAAAAGAGTTGGTAAACAAGTGAGTGGAGATGGTGATTTAGTTGACAAAGTAGAATTAGAAATACTTCAAGATTTAGTAAACCCCATAAAAACAGAGGGGAGATTTTCAGGACTTTATAAAAAATTAAATAAAGATGTTTAAACTATTTGGAAACGATAAAGAAAAAAAGCTAGAAGAAGAAAACAAACAGTTAAAAGAACAACTTAAAGAATGTGGCCAAAGACTTATAGAAAAACAAGAACACATCAATAAGACCAATGCTTACTATAAAAAGAAGCTTAGGGAAAGAGCACCTAATAAATCATAGCTCTATAATCCAATCTAAATATATATAAAGCTTTGATTTATAATTTTATATTGTTAGTTTTATAACAATAAATTATATGTTATGCTTTATCAATTGCCAAACGGAAAAGTAATAGAAATGACTACAGAGCAATTTGTAGAAATGTCTGATGAAGAATTAGAGTATTTAATAGCATTTAACTACGGTGATTCTTTAGAAAATCCATGGTTCGGATCTGTTCTTACGAAAGGTCCAAGGTCTACCACTGTTGAAATAGATGAAAATATTCCTGACCTAACAGACTTATCATGTGATGAAAAACTTTTAGATCTTGATTTAGACAAGGATGTATTTGAAAATGAATAGTTTTTTTTATAATTTAAATTCAAAACAAAATGTCAAAGGTTGTAGTAACAGCAGACAAAAAAGGAAACATTATTAGTGTTTCAGAAAACAACCCAGAGTTTGGGAGTGTTAGGGTGGAACAAACCACTACAGAAATCAATGAAAAAGGCTGGTTGCGTAATGCAAAGAGATCAGCTTTTATCAGAGGTAAAGTACAAGATCTTATAGAAATGGATTTTGAAGAAGGCCAAGAAATTCCAGGTAGAATTGTTGTAAAGGAGTCTCTAACTCCTTTTAACACAGAAGAACCGGATAGAGATTTAAAAATAGCAGGTGATTCAGGTATTATCTGCCGTATAGATGACGAACCTATTTATAGACAAACATTTTATTCTCCAAAGAAAGATGCTGAAGATGTATTTATTCAGCATAATAACAGTACAGAGATTAAAGATGTTATGAAAGCCCAGAAGGAGTTAAGATCGTTTTCAAATTTGAAAAACATAAAGATCAAAACTACGAAAGGAAAAGTGGATGTAGACCTTTAAGAACAAAGTAGTCTATTAAAAGAAAGCCTAGAAGAAACTCTAGGCTTTCTTATTTTTATATAAATTAAAACCACAATTATATGTACAATCCAAACAAAACAATCTCGGTAAACAGTAAAGGCTTAGTAATTAGCTTCACTGACAACAACAAACATCAGTTTGTAAAATTCGAAAGAAAGAATGCCCTTAGAGACATTCCAACAAGGTACCAAGAAATTGAGCATCCTGTACTAAATGACAGGCAACAGAAAATGTATTCTGAAGCACTGTATGGATTAAGTGTTTATTCTGATGAACAAATAAAAAAGATGCCAAATCATGTAGTTATTAAAATAATGGCTAGATGTAAAAGTGCACAGATTATTGTAAACAGATGGAAACAAGAAATCTCAAATGAAAAAGTAGATAATTTTCTAATTAAACTTTTTCCTAATTCCCCTATTATAAAGCAAATGCTTATGATAAAAGGCTCTGACGACAGTATTAAAAATGACATGTCATTTAAAGATGTTGATCTCACACAAGAAAAAATAGCAAATAAATTGGTGGAGTGTGGCCTACTTCCACAAAACTTTTTTAATTTAGTTTAATGATTCAAGCAAAACTTAAAAAGTGTGCAGGCTGTTCTCAGCTTAAGCACATATGGAAATCTGAAAAGAAAGATAAGTATTGCAAAGAATGTTGGTATACCATTGAAAAACCCAAGTCTATTTCCCCTGTCTCTAAAAAGAGGCAGGTGGAGATGGATGAATATTCTAAGCGTAGACTTGCATTCTTAGCATTACATACAAGCTGTCAAGCAAAACTTGTTAGCTGTACAGGTAAGGCTACAGATGTACACCACAAAGCTGGTCGTGTAGGAGATGATTATCTTAACATGAACAAATGGTTAGCTGTATGTAGATCATGCCATGGTTGGATAGAAATTAATCCTGTAGAAGCTAAAGAACTTGGCTTTTCAGAATCACGTTTAAATGATTAAATTATGAGTGAGGATAAAGAAACATATTCTTTAGCTAAAGCTTTACACCATCTAAATATTGCTAAGCAATACTTTGAAGATGTGAAGATGGGCTGCACAGGAGATGTAAAGAACATGTTTAATGGGTATATAAACAAGTGTGATTGGATACTAAACAATGTATTTGATAAGCTTGACAATACTAAACGTAAAATATATAAAGAAGAATTATCTGACTCATTAGGACTAGATGCTATTAATGATCATCTTATGATGTTAGATAATGCTCAAAGGAGAGAAATAGAAGAAATGCTAGATGCAATTCTAAAAGGTAAAAAAGTAACCATAAAAATAGATGAATAATGAAAAAACTAATTATCATGTTGTTGATGTCACCACTATGTTCATCAGCACAAAACTTTGAAGGAAACTATATTAAAGTAAATGGAAATGGTGGTACACCTCCTTACACCTATTCAATAAATGGTGGTGTTTATCAAGTGAAAGATACTTTCTTTAATCTTGTTCCAGGACAGTATACAATTAATATTAAAGACTCGTATGATTGTATAAAAACATCAGTGTGTACATTGTATAGTCCTGTTACTATGAAATTACTTGTATGGAATGGTCTAAAGTATATACCTATTGAAGAATATGTTCCAACGTCTAATTTATTCCTATCTATACAATTAGAAGCAAATGGTGGTTTACCTCCTTATAGATTCAGCAGAAATTCTACTACAAACTATGTAAATAAAGTTTTTTGGAATGGACTACAAAGAAATACTCCTTATATATTTAGAGTTAAGGATGCATTAGGATATATCTATTCTATAAACATAACATTATAAATATGGAAAGAGCTATTGTAAAATTTAACAATGGAAATTTAGCTGTTTTATGTTCTTATTGTCATAAGATACTTAAAACAGGAGCAGACTTAACCAATGATGAACTATTTTTAGTATTATCATCAGATAAAAATCATCTTCCAGCACAATATTGTGAAACTTGTAAACCAAAAGAAAATGGAACAACCAATACCCCCACTTGATCCAAGAGATGTAGCATTTGAAGCTCTTAGAACTTTAATATCAGAAGCTCCGTTGGAACCCGAGTATAAAATTAAAATAATAAATGCATTAATTGCATATGTACAAACATTAAACTAATTATGGAAACAGAAATGACAATTAAAACTAATGTTACAGAAGCAGAAGAAATCTTTTGCTTTTATAAATTAGGTAAAGAAGGCTCATTTATGACCTCTCTTATAGAAACTATCTTCAAAGGAGACGACAGGAACCAAGCTAAGATTGCTAAAGGTTATCCTGAACTTGTAGGAGTAATCCAAAGATATGGTGGTGAAAAAGGTTACTGGAAAGATTTAGTAAAAAGATGGAACAAAGAGTATCCAATGTTAAAACTTTATGCATGAGTCATCCATATCACCACAGCATTTCCTCTGCTAAGAAGCATGGAGGTAAATGGGAAGATTATATAAAAATACATAACTGGTTTGATGAGACAAAAGCTCATTACCCAGACATGAGACATAGAGCCCTCAGACACCATGCTGAGGGTATTTTTTGGTGTGAACAGCAGTTTGGTGTTGTTATAGAAAACTCTGATGGTAAACTAGTTCCTACTAGAACTATAGCAGAACAACATCTTATGGAAGACATAGGACGTATACCAACTATCAAAGACTATCTAGACTGTATGTCACAAGAAGGATGGATGTATAAACCTGGAGAAGGTAGAAAAATGCTAAGAGAAATAGCAGATGAAAAATTAGATTACACAAAACACCTTTAATTATGAAAAGATTAATATCCAAAATAAGACAAGAGTTTGATCTAAGTGATATGAAAGGAGATCCACTAGAAGATTTAGCTAGGTTTTTTAATTTCATATTTGTACTAGTAGGACTAGGAATAATAACATTAGTAATTGAAATAATAATTTGGATAATAAATAAAATTTAAACATGGAAAACAAATCAATTGTACAATGGTGTAAAGACTTGCATGAAGCAGGTAATGAACTCACTATGAAATGGGAAGGTGGAGGAGATAGTGGATGGATATACTTTGAAATAGATGGTGAAACAACAGACAATGAGTATACAAGAGCTCTTATAGATGTAATGGATGATATTCTTGACTACGGAAGCTGGGCTGGTGAATTTAATGCTAGTGGTACAGCTGTCTATGATCCAAAAATTAATGGTTTTGTAGGTACAGATTTCTATGGTGAAGATGAAAGTGAAGTGTTAAATGCAAACTTTACTATAAGAATTCCTAAAAGTTTTTGGTTTACTACATTCCATGTAGAAGTAGAATGTAACTATGATGAAGGATCAAATGTAGCTGCAAGTTTTCTTGTAAAAAATGGCTTTTTAATTGATAAACATTCAGATTTTTGTACTAACTTAGAGCAAGATTTAGCAAAAGATTTTGATGATTTGTTTAATAGTTATGATTCTAATAATGATTATGTTTTCAGAAGTTCTACAGATAGTTGGATACTAGAAAGAAATGAAGCTGTAGAAGACGGTGATGATTTAGTATTTGAAATAGAGAAAGTGCAAATTCAAGTTACCACTGAAGATGAAAAAGCTATAACACTAGAATTAGATGAAGAAACAGCAAAATCTATTGATGAACTTTTAAATTATGAATAATGGATTATTCTAAACAAGATTATATAGTTAATAATAGAAGTGGTTGGGACTTAACTACAGCTCTTAGATTGTGGAAGACCAAATACCAAAATGATTATAGAGATTTCCAAAAGGAAGTTATAGTACATGAAAATTTAAATGATTTTGATCAGTTTGTACAAGAATGCTGGGACAAAATAGAACCAGTGACAGTGGAAGAAGCTCTTCAGTTAGAGAACACAGAAGAAAGACGTACATATTTTGATGCTATTGGTATAGAAAAGTTGTTCAACACTTTAGAACCTAAACTTTTAGATAGACAAGTGTTAAATAAAAAGAGACAACGTTGGGATGATGAGTTTAATGAGTATACACATGAGTTTGAAGATGTCTATGAGCTTTATGAAATGGATGCTACTAAGATGTTTAAGACTGATAGATGGGGTAATCCACCTAGAGAACACATCTATGCTGTAAGATGTTGGTGTACCACAACTAATAGAGAATATTGGTTGTATGTACCAAAAGAAGCTGCATTAGGTAGACAATGGTGGAATGTAGATGGAGAAGGTCCAGAAGATAATAAACCAGATGCTATCAGAGCTATAGCTTGGACAGTAAGACTAGATGTTCCTATTGGACATGTAGAAAAAGTATACAGACAAGGTGATATTATAGTGGCTAAGATTAAAGCTGAGATTACTCCTGATACACTATCAGCACTACCATATCATTTGTCTAAAGAAGATTATTTACAATTAATGTATTCAGAAACCTAAAAAATAAAAATTATGCCACAAAGAGGTAGACCAAAAAAACAAAAAGAAATTGTACCATTTATGGAACAAGCAGACTATGTTAAATTAGTAAAAGACTTTGATGAAGAAAGAAAACTTCAGATGACAGAGTTATATAAAGATTTAGCTAAGATTAAAGACAAAGTAAATTATGCTTTAAGACACGTTGGTATGATGGACGAATGTGGAACTATAGCAGAAGCTGCATTTAAAGCAGGTAGAGTATATGGTCCATTAGATGAAGTTAATGACCAACTTGAGACTATGTTAGAAAATTTATATGAGAACAATGATTTTGAACATTGGGATGACTTAACAACATGCTGTTAATTATGGAAACACTATTAACAATTGTAGGAGTATCAATAGTAGCATTATTTGCTGTTTGTGTATACGCAATTATAGATTTTATCAACCAAATAAATAACATAAAATGAATAAAGCAAAAAGAATTGTGTTAGGTGAGGGAGAAATCATCGGACACAAGCATATTCTAGAGTCTAAGAAAGACATGGAATATACACAGACTACAGACAGCATTACATTTATGCTAAATGACATGGGTATCCTTACTCATGACGAGCATGATAAGATGGTGTTCCCTAAAGGTAAATATAGATCTTATAATCAAGTGGAGTTTAATCCATTTGACAACACAGTACAAAGAGTATTTGACTAATTATGCCTTTAGACAGTATATCTATAGAAACATTAAGAAAACATCTTGATGAGGAAACATACATTACTATTGCTAAAGAAGAAGCATTAAAAAAAGCTTCTGTATTTAAATATAGATTAAATGTACATAAAGATACAAGAGATGAAAATAAATTTTATCTTCAGTTAAAAGGAACAATAGGGTATGATAATAAGAAAAAGCTTTGGGTTAGCTATTCAGTAGGTTCTATATATTATGATGAACTTAAAATATTGGATAAAGAAAATCTAGTTTTAAAATATAAAACTATAATGCAACAAAAAGCTAATCTTGCTATTCTAAACCAATTTTTAAAATGACTAAAAGAGAACAAGTCCAGCAAGATGCTTTGGACATAGCAATTAAACACAAACGTTGTGGAATGGGCATCAGCATGGGTGTTGGTAAAACTCTTATAGGGTTAAGATATCTTGATTATTACAGGGGGTTGGATAAGAAAGTAAGGGTGCTCATAGTAGCACCCAAGCTTTCTATTTTTGATTCTTGGAAATCTGATGCTGAAAAGTTCAATATAGATATAAACAACGTAGAATTTACTACATATCTTTCTTTACACAAGAAAGACCCTAATGATTATGATGTATTAGTATTAGATGAGTGTCATAGTTTATTACATTCTCATCATGCATTTTTAGGAATGTTCACTGGTAGAATACTTGGACTAACAGGTACACCACCACGACATCATAAATCAGAAAAAGGAGAAATGGTTAGTAAATATTGTCCTATAATGTTTAGTTATATAACTGATGATGCTGTAGAAGATGATATTCTTAATGACTATAAAATTATTGTACATAAGATGAGTCTTGGTACAGGTAACAATATACCTGTAAAACTAAAAGATAAAACATTCTATACATCAGAGTTTAAAAACTATTCTTATTGGTCACAACGTATAATGGATGCTAGCACTAAGAAACAAGAACAGATAGCTTCTATCATGCGTATGAAAGCTCTTATGGGATTTAGCACTAAAGAACAGTATGTAAAAAATCTAATGCTTGATATAGATGAGAAGTGTATTATATTTTGTAATACACAAGATCAAGCAAATAGAATGTGTAAGCATTCATATCATTCAAGTAATCCTGATAGTGAAGATAACCTTCAGGATTTTAAAAATGGTAAGATAGAATATCTTAGTTGTGTCTTGCAGCTTAATGAAGGTATAAACATTCCTGATTTAAGAGTGGGTATAATTATGCATGCTTATGGTAATGAACGTAAAGCTAGCCAAAGAATAGGTAGACTTCTTAGACTTAATCCTACAGAAACAGCCGTTGTACACATCCTATGTTATAAAAACACTGTAGACGAAAGATGGGTGGGAGAAGCACTAAAAGACTTTGATCAATCTAAAATTAAATATTTTGACGTAGATGATACTCTCAGGTAAATATAAAAAAGAAAGAGGCTTGCTAAAGCCCGTAACGTTAGGAGAAGCTAAGCAATATGAAAAGTTTGTATCTCATCTCCCAGAAGGTGCTATTGTAGAATTTTTCTATGAGATGCAGCATGATGATGGTACACTACCGCAATTAGCTAAGCTTCATGTAATGATTAAACAGTTGGCTACACATATTGGTGAGACAGCCGAGAATATGAAACTACTTATTAAAGACAGAGCAGGTCTTTGCATAGCAAGAGAAGTTTCAGGCAAAGAATATTTCTTAGCCAAAAGCTTTGGAGAATGTTCTAGAGATGAACTATCTCTTGCAATACAAGCAGCAATAGAAATTGGAGAAGATGTTAGCTGTTATCTTCAATAGACTCTTCTAAGTCCTGTTCATAAGTAAATCCTTGAGCTATTAATGCTTTTTCTATTTCAGCAATAAGCTTAGTAATGATGTATATATTTTCCATCCATTGTTCAGGAAAGTCTTCACCTTCTTGCTCTTGTTTTCCTATAGCTTCAGCTAGAAGAAGTACTTCTTCATCTGTTCTAGAGTTAATTAGATCAAGTAATACTATTTGAAGTTGCTCTAGAAATCCAGAACCAATTTCAATTTTTACAGTGGCATCTGGTTTAATCATTGTTATTTTGGTCATAGCTAATTATTTTGTAACAAATTTAATGTAAAATTGTGACACAACAAGTTAATTTACAAGAAGTAAAAGACAAACTTATAGAAAAGTTACAGCCAGCAGGCTGGGCTCATCTGCTTAGAGGATTTATTCAAAGCTCAGACTTTGATAAAATCTTAGACACACTATATAAATTAAGAGAAGATGGTAAAAGATTTACCCCTCCTCTTAAGTATGTATTTAATGCATTTGAAAAATGTCCTTTAAAAGATTTAAAGGTTGTTATTATAGGACAAGACCCCTATCCTTATATAAATGTGGCTGATGGTCTTGCATTCTCATGCAGTATAACAGGAAAACCACAACCAAGTCTAAAGTTTATTCATCATTCTATTACACAAACCGTGTATGACAATAATGAAACTCTTCAGCACAATCCAGATCTTACACATTGGGCAGAACAAGGCGTACTCCTTCTTAATTCTGCTCTTACATGTGAAATAGATAAAGTGGGAAGTCACTATAATATATGGAAAGAGTTTATAGCTTATGTAATAGATATGGTAAACTTTACAGAGTCAGGATTAGTTTTTATACTGCTTGGTAAACAAGCACAAGAACTAGAAGCTTTGGTAGGACCCAATCATTATATTTTAAAAGCTCCTCATCCAGCATCTGCAGCTCACAATGGTACAAATATTTGGGACTGTAAGGATATATGGAATGAAACTAACAGAATAATAGAAGGAAACAACGGATCAACATTTAAAATCACCTGGTAAATTAAAACCCCTTATATGGCAGTAAAAGAAGTAGACTTAATGGTCTCACAATTAATCAATGACCTGAACTCAGGTATGACATGGCTTAAGAAAGATGACTTAGGTTATGGAAGTATAGAAACAAAGTATGGTGCAATGCCTGCTCAGATAGCAGCAATTAGAAAACATCCTTCTCTGAAAGATGCAGAGACTACAATCACCATCTTTAACATTATAGACGATACTAAGAATGAAAGCATTTCAAAAACCCAAGAATCCATTTTTACAAGGGCAAGTGCAAGTGTTCAACAACCTACCTTGGATATGGTCGGTAGTAAAAAAGAAGTGGATACCATACCAGCAACTACAATGGATTCAGCAGACATCTTTGCCAACCTATAATAATGACCCTCTTAGAATTATGAGTACAAGACAACTAAATAGACCTAGTCCTTCTGCTAGTGCTACATCATTTGCTGTAGGTACTAGACTAGTAGGTAATGATGGTAGAATGTGGCAGATAACTGCTAACAGTGCAGGTGTCCAAAGATGGGTACCTGCAGGTGGTCCACAACAACAACCAAGTATACAACAACCAATAACAACAAAACCCATTAACATGGCAAAGTCAACCAAGACTATTACAAAAAAGACTACTCAAGAAGTACGTCAAATTGAAACTTCTTTGATCAACAAAGAAGAAGTATTTAAAATGCTAGCATTGGCAGAAGCCACTGGATTACCATTATTACTAGTAGGTGAACCAGGTGTAGCAAAGACAAAAACTATTATAGATTACGCAAAAGCATGGTTGAACAAGGATGGTAAGATGACCAGCCAAGATTTTATGAACAAGATTTATGTACTAGAGACTGACGAAGGCACTAAAGCTTCAGAGATTAAAGGTATGCCAGATCTTGAGAAGTTGTTTACAGATAATAAATATGAGCTTAACACTCCTATTGCTGATGCTGACATAGTAATCATCAACGAGGTAGATAAAGCTAGTTCTGCAATTAGAAATGCAATGTTGGGTGTAATGAACGAGAAGTTCTTATTTAACGGTAAGCACAAGATTCCATGTAAATGGAAATTGTTTGTAGCTACTTGTAATGAAATTCCTAAAGATGAGAAAGACTCTCCATTCTGGGATAGATTTATTCTTAAGATGGAAGTTGGTCGTGTATCTGCAGGTGAGATGAGTAAGTATTACAGCAAAGGTGCTAGAGACTACCGTGAGAAATTTGCTATTGGTATCCCTAGTAAAGCAGAGATGTCCACTGTAGAAGTACCAGCTAAGAAATTAGATAAGTATTTAGAAGTGGGCTACACTCAAAGTTCAGATCGTACCTTAACTTTTGTACCTAATCTTGCTAAAGCAGTGAGCTATGTATGGGATATTTCTGTAGATAAAGCTCTTGTAAAGACAGCACAAATCATGATTGGTCAAACAGCTGGTTCAGAACTTCAGAATAAACTGATGTCTGCAGAAGTTAAGGCTGTCATGAGCAAAGTAGAGATGTTACATTCTCATAGTAGCAATGAACAACTAGAGCTTGCTGTAGCAGAGATAGAAAGTTTGATTAATGCATACACTACTAGAGGTGTACTTGATGAAGGTCAAGTGGAAGAGATAGAAATGTCTATGCAGTATATCATTCAGAACCATCCTGCTCGTAGAGATTACCAAACTTCAGAAGAGTTTGATCAAATGATTGAAGAAGTAGAAAGTAATAACCTCCCTTTCTAGGAAAGGATTTTCTTAAGCCAATGAACCCAGGAAGTGTAGATCCACTTCCTGGTATTTCATTAGAAGATCTTTTTAAAGAGGCTGAAAAATATGCTGATAATATTTTAAATAAAAATAAAGATGGCAAGTAATAAAAACTACAAGAATGTATATACCATTCTAGAGAAAGTAAAGAAAGGTGAGATTAAGTCTCACTATAATGAACAAGGTGGTGGTTTATTTGGTAAGATTAACTTCTACAAGAAACCAGACCTTGTAAAACCACACATGCATTATCTAGATGAAAGCAGAATAGATAACATCATGGATAAATATATTCATGATTCTAAAGTAATTAAAGATATCTATGAAAGATTTAGTAAGTCTGCAGATTTTAGGGATAAGATTCCCAATGATAAGAAACCAGACTTGCATAAGTTCTCTGATAAAGTAAGAGAAAATTACAAGAAGTTTCCTAAGCATATTGTAAAAGATGTCTTTAAGATGTATAACAATAAGATGGAAAGACTGGCATTTGAAGAACGTACAGATGCTAATTATTCTAAGTTTAAATTCTTAGAGAGAGCTAATAATCCTGTATCTAAGATTATGTCTGAAGGTTCTAATCTAAAGTCAGCCATCTTTGCTAGAAACATTGTAGGTCACTATATCACCAGGCTTGCTATAATGGATTATATAGATGTAGATGCATCTGATAAGATTAAACAAAGTATGCAAGGTAGTGGTTCTGACTTTGATGATACTGATGCTGTAGATGATGCAATGAATAAAATGTTAGATAGCACACAGGGTAAGAATGGTTTAGAGAAAGCTATGAAAGATGCTACAGATTTATGTAAGCAAATGGATGATGCTATAGATGGAGATATTCAAGAGAAAATGTTTGATAATGCTACAGAACCTGGAGCAGATAACACTGCTGGTCAGTTAAGTCCTGATTACATCAGACAAGTGGCACAAAAACTTTCTAGGATTACACTTTCTATGGGTTCTCTTAAAGAGAAGATTAAAAAACTTCTAGATAAATCTGTTAGTTATTTTAGTGCTAGACAAGAAGTCGAGTTTGAAGACTTGTTTAATTCAGACAACATAGCTGGCCTGGAAGACTATGAGCTTCTACATCCTAAACTTAGAAAACTTTTTGCAGAAGATATCTATGTAAAAAATACTAAGAGCGTAGGTAAGATAGATCTTTATGTAGATATATCAGGATCTATGTCTTCTGGTTGTGGGGTAAATGATGTTAGTGGAAATTATGTTAGCAGAATAGATTTCTGTAAAGCGTTTGCAGCTAAGCTTGTGGAACTAAATATGCTTAATAACATCTATCTATTTGATAATAAGGTTAAGAAGTATAAGACAGACTTGATTAGTATTTCTATGATGGACTGTGGAGGTGGTACAACTATCAATGCTGCTGTAAAAAGCATAGAACAAAACGGAGTGAATGCTTTGGTTCTTACAGATGCAGAAGATGGATGTAACATCTATTCAGAAAAAGCATTCTTTATTGGTCTAAAAGGAGCTAACTTTTCTCATTTTAATGATGAAACTATAGCTCAGTATTCTAATAAAGATCAAGTGGTTATTTTTGATGGTAGCTCTATCAAAAAAGTAAATAATGAAGGGTATGTGGTTAAATAAAAGAAAGCCCCTGTAGAAATACAGGGGCATTATCTTTCTAGTTAGATGTGTAGGGGCACACCAAGAAACTAGAGTTGTATATAGAGGGATTAGCGTCCTTGTCCTACGTACTTCTTAGGTCTAGGTGTATGTTTATTAAAGCTTTTCTTAGCAGATCCTGATTTACGTCTACCAAATGTCACTTTTCTAATTTCTCCTGATGATTTTGCCATTATGTTTATAAAATACTTTGAAACTGTACTGTTAAGTCTGTCCACACTGGACTATCTGTAGAGTTATATTTCTTAAAAGAATTAACATCTACATATGCATTATATCCATCATCTGCATTGATAAATGTACCACTGCAATAGAATACATCTACATTAGCTCCTACGTTAGCTGCTATTATACCTGATGCTCCTGTTAAGAATGTATCACCTGCTATTCTAATTTGTTCTGTACAATATTTCATAGAAGCTCCATATAAAGAAGGGGTTGCTACAAAATTATAAGATGCTAGAATAGTAGCTCTATTAGCAAATAATATAGAAGAAAGTTTAAAGTGCTGATCATTATTAGCAAACACTCCTGTATTATAAACCGGAGCAACTGCACTACCTATAACCCATGTAGCAGCTGTTGCTACAGCACCACATGTATTATCTGTTAAAGATTCAGCTTGAGTTTTACCTTTTCTCCACATACGTCCTACATTACCAGCTTGTGATATACCTATATGAGGTGTGTTAATTAAAAACAAAGCTCCATTAGCTGTAATGTGAGAAGCCCAAGCTTGTAATCCTAATACACCTGTATGAGGATAACCAGCTAATCCTGCACCAAAGAATGGTCCAAGAAAACCTGACTGTTGTGCTGAAGTTTGTCCAAGATTACCAACACTTTCAACAGCATTGACATCATCCGAACATACATCTGTACTAAGAAGTACATCTTTATAATTATATCCTTGAGTTTTAATAAACTCTTTAGCAGCTTCAGCAAATCTTAAAGCTGATACAGCACCTTCATACTGATCTCTAACAGTAGCTGTATATGATCCTGGATTGGGTGGATAGATAGAAGTTGTGCAACATAAGTCTGCTGGAACTTCATTCCATGTAGATGGTCCTTGAGGAAAGCTTCCTGCTGTTAGGATTAAACTACCAGGTACAATTTTTCCTTGTTTGCTGTACCTTACAAATGCTCTTTTCTTTGGCATGTTATTTTATTTTTTGGGTTTAGAAATAGGCTTTGGTTTACCACAACCACAGCCGTAGTTATAAATATTTTTTATCATTATTATATAGTTTTAAGTTGAAAGTGCATACCATCTGGCTTTCTCCATGTACCACCCCAATCAAATCCATTGTCTGTAAAACATTTTACAAACCCTGGAGAAAGTTTAGGAATACATCCAAAGCAATTAGCATAAGCATTAAGATCCACTGCTACACCCCATGAGTGTAAAGACATTGTAGAACCACCACGTTTCTTTCTAATATTAAAACAACCATCCCAAGTTTTAAGTTCTTTTACATGACCTGTTCTTATTAGTTCTTGGAAAGCTTTAGACAAAGGCTGTACTAAATCTCTATTACAATATATTCTTTTAGGTATCATACCTATCTCTAAGAAACCGGGTACATCCCATATAATCATATGAGGATTGCTGTCACTAGGTGATCCGTATTTTCTAAGACATTGTTGACTTGTAAGCATTAGTTTTTAACTTTTAAATAGATTAGTGTACCTGTTAATACAGATGTAGCTCCTATAAAAAGTATATCTGTAAATGATTTCTTTATCTTATAACGTTTAAATGTTTTCTCTAAAGCACTATAGTTCTTCTCACTGGTTTGATATAACGAAACATAATATTCTTTCTGGAATTTTTCATTTCTCACTTGCTCTAAAAGATTAATCTCTTTCATCCTTCCATTAAGAATCAAACTGTCTTTATAAGATAGCTTTTGTTTTGTAAGGTCAAGCTCAAATTCTGTAAGAGATAACATGGCTTTAGCTGAATCACCTATAACTAGGTCAGCTGCCACTTGTCTTGCAACTTCTACAGGCATACACACTGAGTTAGTATCCACTGCCACTTTAGAGGATTGAGCATAAGACATCATAGACAAAAACAAACCGATGATTAGAATTAAATATTTCATATTAATAATTATAACGTTTTTTAAAAAAGCTATCCACTTGTTTAGGACTGTAGTTAGCTGGTTCCTTCACTCTATCATGGTAGTATTCTTTAATAATAGTTTTGTCACGTCCTACATTCTGAACCTTCCAGTCAAGATCTAATATAGCATCTTCATAAGTTTTAGATGCACTATCTAAAGCTTGATGTTTAGCTTGTAGTTCAACATTAGCCTTAGCTAAACTATCTACCTGCTTTTTTATAAAGTCAGTAGGTTCTTCTTTCTTAGCTGGTACCTTTATAAACATAATTACAAATAGTATGATAGCAATTACCACTCCTAAGATTATAAGAAGTGTTTTATTATCTAATCCCTTTTTAAATTTTGGGTAATAAATATCTGGTATTGGTTCTTTATTTTCTTCCATATTAATCAGATTGTGTTTCTCCTTCTTGAATATATACTGGTTCTTCAGTAAAGAAATTACTTAACACCTTACCTACGACACCTATGATAAGAGATGTAATAGCCAAAGTTTTGTTATCCATTATCATACTAGACATAGATGTAATAGAAAATATCCCAAGCAAACTATCTCCAATCTTTCTCATCTTATTAGGCGTAGGTGCCCAATAAGACTTCATACTAAATGTAGTCTTACGTTTAACAGGTTGTTTTCTTTTATATTTCCTTTTAGCTACCATAATTATACTACTATAAGTGTTACAGTGTTATTTGTTTGTAAGTCAATTATATTTGGATCTGTAACTAAAGCAGCTGGTAATGTTACTGTAATAGTTAAACCACTTATACCTTGAAATACATTAACTGCAACACTCATTGTATTACATTTATTAATGTTAAGAGTCTCTAAAGAAGTGCATCCATTGAAACATTCAGTTTCTATATCTGTTACACTTGGTAGATTTGCATATCTTAAAGCAGCACAAAATCTAAAGTTTTTAGTACCAAGTAATTGAGATTTTGGTAGATTTATATACTGTAAACTTGTACATATACCAAAATTTACACCTGTTTGTGTAACTATTCCACCAATATCATTTATACTTAGTATATCAGTATAATCTACATTAATATTATTACCAAGTGTTAATATAAAATTAGAACCACCATAGAATCTTTGTGTGTTTCCAAGAGTGATCATTGATGTAAAGCTTGAACTCATGTCAGTATTTGCATCAGAAATTGTAGGCCAAGCAGAAGCAATGTTAGCCCATACCACTTCAAAGTATGGTGGATTGTTTATAGCTTCTTGAGCAATAGCTTGTGTATTTTTATCTACAGCACAACAAAGTCTTTTCACTCTTGTAGTAAGCCAGTTTATCTGATCCCATAATCCGTATGCCATATTATTTAGTTTTATTAGGTAATTGTTTTCTTACATAGAAGTATTCATCTTTATTCAGAACAGCATATGAATGAAACATATTTGAATTATTATCATCAGTAGGTTCTGGGTTATTACCAGCTGTCTTAGGCATTTTAAATACAGCTTGGTTAAGGAGCTGCACTTGCTTTTCAAGGATTTCTACCTTGGCTTTGTTAGAGTTAGACTCAGCCAAAAGCTGTTTAACGTCAGACCTTAGTTCATTTACATCACGCCAAATCATCATGGCTAAAATTGTTACAATAGAAGGAAATAAAAAATTCTTCACCTTGTTAATAACAGAATCTTGTTTTTGTACCATTTTATCAAGATTTAATACTTTGATTTACAATTAGTTATATTTGTTGGTTTGGAATATCATTCAATCTACAATATAATATACTGATTTTTTCCCAAAACTTATTTATATTTATGGCCTAAATTAAATTACATGCAATCAGAAAAAGTAAAAATGATTCAGGAATTTCAAGAAAAGTTCAATCAAAAGTTTGGTTACTTCCCAATAGTAATTGCTACTAAAAAGAAGGAGTCTGCTCACATCATGAGCCTAGAAGAACTAGAAACTTATTTTGAACCTTTTCTTCCTAAGAGATTTAACAAAACCCTATCTATAAAAGATAGAGGAAGATATAGAGAGCTGGTAGATTTAAGATTTATATTTGGATACTTAGCTCGTGCTATGGGTTACCCACTTGTGACAATAGGAGAATACACTGAAAAGCATCATAGTAGTATCATTCATCATATAGAAGCTTTTAAAAATATGATGGAGACATCAGACTCTTTCAGATATTTATATATAAAAGTATTCAATCACATTAAAGAAAAATATATCCCTTATGACGAGTTATCAGCTATGGCATACTTTAATAAAGTATGGAATGAGTCCCAACCAAGCGTACTACCTAGATTGTTTAATGAACAAAATTAAACCTAGTAGTAATATAGACGCAGACTTTGAAGAGAAAGTTGCACAAAAGAATAATTATGTAGATGACAATGGACACATTACAGAAAGGTCTATTAGAATTTTAGAAGAGTTTCACACTTTCACAGTTAAGAAAAAGAAAGAAGTGGTTAAAGAAGTTCTTGGAGAAGACTTCTTAAACAATGTAAACAAGTATAGAGAACAGTTTCCTGCTAAAAGACTACCTACTAAAGAGTATGGTAGACAATCAGTAGAAGAGTTGAAAGACAAGTTTGTCTGGTTCTTTAAGACATACCCTCAGTATACATGGGAACTTGTTATAGATGCTGCAAACTATTATGTTTATCTTAAATCTCAGCAGGGAGTTCCCTATGAGTATATGATGAACAGTAGTTATTTTATAAAGAAAACAAACACTGTAACCAAAGAAGTGAGATCAGCATTAGCAGATGCTTGTCAAGAACTTCTAGATAATCCACAGCTATTATGAAAAAGATTAGTCATTTACATGGAGGCAGGTTATACTCAGATGTACTAGGTGAAGGTCTGAAGTATATAGAAGACAGGATGAACGGAAGGATTAAATCTTTTAAAGTTCCCTGGTTAGGTTTAAACCGTGCAGGTGTAGGAGGTTTAGAATGGGGCAGTATGCTAACCATAGGAGCCAGACCAGGTTCAGGTAAGACTCTTGTAGTATCACAGATCCTTAGGGAATCTCGTGCTCTTAACTCTACACAGGATTTTAATATTCTAGAATTTCAGTTTGAGATGGGAGGAAAACAATCAGCAGCTAGAGCATTTGCAGCAGAGACAGCTTTAGACTATAACATTGTTCTTTCTACAGACAAACAACTAGATAAGTTTTCTCATGAGATGATGGAGAAATACAGAGAAGATACTAGAATATTCGAAGAGGTGGGAATATACCGGGTGATGATAAATGAATCTCTAACTCATAAAGAAATAAGAGATACTATAATTCATTACTACAATGAGCTAGGAGGTAAACCTTTGGTTGTTAGTATAGATCACAGCTGGCTAATTAAAAAGTCATCTGATGAAAAAGAAAAGATAGCCACTTTGTATAATACTACAGAAATGATTATGCAACTTAAGAACCAGCTTCCTATATGTGTAATAATGATTACACAATTAAACCGTAGTATAGAAGAACCAAATAGAAAAGTACAAGGTGTAATAGCAAACTATCCAACTAGCTCAGACATATTTGGTGGTGATGCTCTTATGCAAGGTTCAGACATGGTGGTTGCTCTTAGTAGACCATTCACCGTAAACATTCCATTCTATGGACCAAAGGGTTACATAGTTTCTCCAGATGATGTATTTATGCATCTTCTAAAGATTAGGAATGGTTCTGATAATGTAAACATGCTTTTTATGAAAGCAGAATTTAAAAGACAAAGAATGATAGAAGTGGGTGAACCACAAGCAAGTAATCAAGGATCTGGTAGAGCAGGTGGTGGATACGTAAGACTATCCCAAAGAATCACCAATGCAGGAGGACCTTCCTCACCAGATGACATAGATATTGATGACATTTAAAATTTTTAGTATGAATGACATAGACATTAAAAAATGGAAAAAAGAAAAACTAGATGCTATAAGAGAGCATCACAAAGATCTGATAGCAGATCTTGGAATTTCCCTATCAGATTTTAATATGAAAAAATCTTTTAGAGACAAGTATGGTAGAGAAGTGGTAGGTATTTTCTCTTCAGAGTTTGAAAGAAGCAAAGGCTTTTTCTTTGAGTTAATTACCAGTGACTTGGATCCAGATGATCCAGAACGTAAAGTGTACAGAGTACCACCAAATCCAAACTATGAAGAAGAGTATGAGATTAATCAAAAGAATTCTTACAATGTTCCGTTAGAAGAACTAAGAGTGATTAACCCATATTCAGCAGCCATTAGCAAGTTTTCTTCTGTTGTAACACCAGAAAAAAATAAAGAAAAAACTTTGAATATTCAAAGAATCACTGTATCTTTGGAAGATGCTCCCTATAGTGAAATGACTATCAGGGATTATATAGCAATTCAAACAGGAAAACCAGTAAGCCTTAAACCATGGCTGAATGAATTAGTAAAATCTTCAAAGTAATATGGCACAGAGTATTTTAATTATTGCAGAGTCAGGCACGGGTAAATCTACCTCTATAGAAAGCCTAGACTCAAAAGAAACATTCATTGTTAATGTAGCAAACAAACCTCTTCCTTTCAAAGGATGGAAAAAAAAGTACACTCTATGGAGTAAAGACAATCCTGCAGGCAACATGTATGACAAAGCAGGTGTAGCAAACATTGAGGCATGTATCAAGTATGTAAATGACAAGAGACCTGAAATAAAGACTCTTGTTATAGATGACTTTCAATACATGAGTTCATTTGAATTCTTTGATAGGTCAGATGAGAAAGGCTACGAAAAGTTTACACAGATAGGTGCAGGGTTAGCACGTATAGCTAGAATGCCTAAAGACTTAAGAGAAGATCTTATGGTGTTCTTTCTTACACATGCAGAAGAAGCCACTGACATGGAAGGTAAACGTAAGTTCAAAGCCAAGACTATTGGCAGAATGGTAGATGAGAAACTAACCTTAGAAGGTTTGTTTTCTATTGTTCTCTTTGGTAAGGCAAAGAAGAACAAAGACGGAGAAATCAGATATGTATTTGAAACATCTAACAATGGTGAGAATACATGCAAAAGTCCAAAGGGAATGTTTCCAACCTTTGAGATTATCAATGACTTACAATATGTAAGGGAAGCAATTATTAACTACGAAAATTAACTTTCATTTTAAATTTTAAAAACATGTTTAACACAAAAGGACAGGAAATTAAAACAGGAGGAACAACTTCTAAATCATTTCAACCAGGCGTAGTTTACGCACACATTTATGCAGGCCAAGTTAAGTCTTCCAAAACTGGTAAAAAAGCATTAGAACTTACATTGGAAGGTCCAGCTTTGGACAACTTTGAAGGATGGTCAATAGATAAAAATGATCAAGACGGTAAAAAGTTTCAAGGTCAATCTGCTAGAGTTATTTGTACATCATGGACTGAAGATTTTGCTTCTGATAATCCAGCAAAGAATGAAATCATTTACAAACTTTTGTTCATTGCATCTGAGCTAGGTCTAAGAGATGAAGCTGATGATATTACAGGTAACACCATTGAAGAATGGGCAGATAAGATGATTAATCTTCTTAAGAATAAAAGCCTTTATTTATTTCTAAAAGGTACAGAAGAAGAATACAACGGTAAAGTTGTTACTAAATTATCTTTACCTAAATATAAATTTGCTTCTTCCACAGAAGACGGTTTAGAAAAGTTTGACAAAAATAATAAGTATCATTTTAAGCCATTACAAAACAAACCTTTAACAGGGTTTGAACCAGCTACAGATGATTTTGATATGTAATTTTCGTTAGGTAATACAATCGGGGGTGTTTCTACACCCCCTTTTTTATTTTATATTTGTAATGTTATGATTAAAGTAAAAAACTTAGTACATGATATAAAAGACGTTCCCGTTACATGGATATTTGAGAAGTATTGTAAGCTTGATCAAAAGTTATTTGGAGAAGATGTAAAGATTAAATCTTTATTCAACCCTAAAGAACGTACACCTAGTATGTGTATATATTTAGATAAAGACAAAAAATATAAGTTCAAAGATTTCTCTACAGGTAAAGGAGGAGGTCCTATAGAATTAGTAAAATTAATATACAGCTTAACATATCACCAAGCTTGCCAGCTTATTGTAGAACATTATAATGATTTTGTTTTGCATAATAATGGTGGCTATGATATAAAAGAGTTTAAGCAATCAAGTAAATACAAGGTAGTATCATATAGTGAAAGGAAATGGTCCACTCAAGATCAGTATTTCTGGACTCAATTTAATATTGGATCCAAGCTGTTAGAAGCTCACTATGTTAAACCATTAGATAGTTATTGTATGAGCAAAGATGGTAATAGTCTTTGTATAAAAGGTCTCTATCTTTATGGTTACTTTAAATCAGATGGCACTCTATATAAAATCTATCAGCCCAAAACACTAGATAAAAAGTTTATTAAGGTGACAGATTACATTCAGGCATGGGATCAATTACAAAAATGTAATCACTTAGTAATTACATCCAGTCTTAAAGATGTTATGTCTATTAAGTCATTCAAACTTGATATAGATGTCATAGCACCTGATAGTGAGAACACTATGATCAAACAAGATGTAATGGAAGAACTTAGAGATAAGTATGAAAAAATTATAGTGTTGTTTGATTATGATGATGCAGGTATAAAAGCTATGCAAGCCTACAAAGAAAAGTATCCCTTTATAGAAATTACACTACTCCCTATGAGTAAGGATGTATCCGATAGTATAAAAGATTATGGAGCTAAGGAGGTTAGAAACAGATTAGTTCCTATCTTAGCTAAAAAATTAAACAATGGCTAAAAAGAAAACAGCAAAACCTAGAAAAGGTGCAGCACCAAAAACTAGGAATGCAGGTACTATGACAGATGCTGCCTTCTGGAGTTTTATAAGAAGTGCACTACGACAGAAGTCTAGATGGTGGAAACCTATTGGTCAGGCTAAAGCAAAAGCTAAAAGATCTTATAAGGGTCCACTAAAGAGACAAAAGTTTGAGTATCAGTGTGCAGAGTGTTCTCAGTGGTTTCCTGATAAGCTAATTAACGTAGACCACATTATACCTGCTGGTACTTTAAGATGTGCTAACGACCTACCAGGCTTTGTAGAGAGACTATTCTGTGAAGTAGATAATCTACAGGTGCTCTGTGAAACATGCCATAATAAAAAAACACAAGATGAAAAGTCCAAAAAGTAAACAGGACCTTATAGAAAAAGTAGTGGAACAAATTAAAGAAGATGTCCACTGTGGTTATTATGAATCTTTAGAAGGAATACTTAGACTAATAGCTTCAGAAGATTTAATAGAATATTTACCAGAAGAAGACTGGAAACAATTTAAACATTTAAGAGATGCCTGAACTACATGAGACCCTTATGGGTAAAAAACTTATAGAAAGTACATTACCAGAAATAGCTTTACAATTAAAACGTATAGCAGATGTATTAGAAAATAAATATGATCCTGCTGATCAAATAGCTTCAGCATTTCAAACTTTTATTAAAAGCAATCTTAATGATGAAGATTTAGGTAAACAAATAAGACACTTATATGGAAAATGATCAATTAAAAAGTCAGGACAAATTAACTAGTGAAGTTAATCAAGACAGAATAAATGTCCACCAACTTATAGAATTCCTTGAGTATGAGGAAGCTCTTACTAAAGACAGAGAAACAGCAACAAGAATTAGAATATTATTAACACAATTAGGAATATGGAATTAGAAGATTTAATGAATGACTCTATAGAAAAATTAGAAGGAAATTTTTACAGTAAGAAATTTTATTTTAGCTATAGCAGCTTAAATAAATTAATGTGGAGCCCAGCAGTGTTTCACCAGCTGTATGTATTAGGAATTAAAGAAGAAAGACAAGATGCACATCTTGTACAGGGAAAGATTATACACGCCCTGTTGTTAGAACCAGAGAAGTTTAATGATAACTTTATAATAAGTCCTGATAACTTACCAACAGGTAATACAAAAACAGTTGTAGACAGAGTGTTTAGTCATCATAAAGAACTTGCTGATAATGGTGATACTAGAACAAGTCTTGTAGAATTTACAGATGCTATTATAGATATTCTTAAAGATATGAATGTTCATCAAAGTTTAGTTGATGATAAGAAAACTGGAGTTACAGGAGATCAAAAAAGATTAGATAAAATACTTACAGCAGAAGCTGAAAACTATTGGAACTTTCTTAGAAATAGAGGTAATAAAACTCTTATAGATCAGCAGAGTTATGACTTCTGTTTAAATGCAGTTGACATGATTAAGACTGATAGCAAGCTTTGTACATTGTTAGGACATGACTTAAATGATTTTAGTAATAAAGAAGTTTTTAATGAGTTAACCCTAATGGTAGACATGGCAGATAAAAGTTTTGGTCTTAAGGGTATTGTTGATAACTTAGTTATAGACCATGACAAAAAAATTTTGTATATTAATGATGTAAAGACTACCAGCAAAGATCTAAAAGACTTTCCTGAAACAGTTGAGTTCTACTCTTACTGGATGCAAGCTGTCATTTATTCTACACTTGTTAGTATAAACTTTTCTAATCTACGAGAAGCAGGTTATGAATTAAAGTTTCACTTTGTAGTGATAGATAAAATGTTTCAGACATATGCATTTCCTGTACAAGAATCAACTTTAGCATCATGGCTAGATAGACTTACAGAAACACTTAAGAAAGCAGAATGGCATTATAATAATAAAAGCTATGATCTTCCTTATGAATTTGCAAACTCTTTAGTAACTTTATAATATGACAACTATGCTCAAAAGTTTATATAGCAAGTACTTTCAAAAATCAAAGTCGTTCCTATATCCAGCTCTTGGGACTAGAAAAACAGATCCATTTGCACCCACTGGTACCTATATATCTATAGAAGGATATATAGGGCCAGAGGATGTAAAGCTCATCTGCACATTTGAAAAGAATGACTCAGATGAATTTAAAGATTTTGAAAAACAGATATTAGTTGAGAACCCTTTATATGAAAATAAGTTTGAGATAGAAAACTATTATGTATATGTTTTTGACTTTCAGATATATGAAGAAGACTGGTATTCTTTTTTACTTGGCAAGTATTCTAAGTTTTCAACAATGCTAAAGAAAGGTATAAGACAATACTATGGGAAGTCATCTCAAGAGTATAAGTTTATTGAAACCTATTTGTTTCCGGAAGAGTACTTTGAAAGCTATTCAAAAATACTTGATGTAGATATAGAAGACCTAAAAGAAATAGGTGAATTATGCAACCCCTATAATGAAAATAAAGAAACTTTAAAAATTCCAAAAGAATATTTGGAAAAATTAAAAACTTTAATTTAACTTTACAAAAAACCAAATTATGAATAATACAATGATGTTAATTACGTCTAGCTGGGGACCAGCTAAGACATTTAAATTAATCCCTATTACAAAAGAGTGTCCTTATAACGAGTGTATCTTTGATGTACAACAAAAAGTGTTAGCAATAATCTCTAAAGAAAGCAAAGAGTCTTTCCACATGATGCCTAAATTAAATGAACTAGGTGATATCCAACGCCTTAAGATGGGTAAGAAAGAGAATGGTAAAGACT